CAAGATAATCATTAATTACATGAACTCCATCGTTTTCAGTATAAAATACATTATTTTCTGAAGTAGCAACATTACTTATTTTTGAAGAAACACCAACTGTAGTTAATAAAACAAAATTAGGTTGATTTGATAAAAAATCATAATAGTAAATTGAACCAAAACCTGAATCTATAGCATAAACTCTCTGTTCGTTTGGAGATAAAGTTATACCTTTAAAGTTAAGTGCAGGTCCTTGATTTAGAAACAAAAGATTTACAAATGAGTTTCCATAATTTTGCATTGTAGAAATAGATGTTCCATTTCCAGTTACTAAGTATACACTTCCCTGAGAATCTACAGTTATGTTCCCAGTATTATCTCCGAATTTATAAATATCACTATCTACTGGAACTGATAGGCTGTATGGAGCTCCTATAATAGGAATAGATGCTAATGAAATACGTAAACAATGGTTATCAAATGGAGCGTTCACGAATAAATATTTTCCATTTCGATCAACTGTTAAACCTGTAATTTCTCCTGAAAGTGTTCCTGTAAACCCTGTAGGAATAATTCTATGCATGGAAGTCACATCTGTATATTCATTATACATGTATATATGACCGTTTGAAGTTCCAACAAATACAATGTTGTAATTACTTCCTATGTTATTGTATGGAGAAGGAGCAACTGCTAAGGAAGAAATTTTATCCGTATACGTGTATGCCCCTATATTAGAAATAAGGCTCATTATAATGAAAGTGGGTATTATTCTACCAACTACATCCCACAAAAGAGATTGGAAGTATCCTAGAAACTCCTATTTTCTGCCTATGTTGGCAACATTTGTAGAAACAATGTCTCATAATCATACTTACGTTTTTTATGTAGGCTACGATAGTGATGATGCTTTTTATACACGAAAAGATGTTCAAGATTTCTTCAAACGAGTGTTCTCTGATATTCACTGGATTCCTCTTGACTTTCCAAAAGGTCATGTAACATTAATGTGGAATGAACTTGCTACAACAGCATACAATGATGGTTGTGATTACATATACCAATGTGGAGACGATATAAAGTTTTTGAAAACAGGATGGGTAGATGCATCTATTAAAATGTTGGCAGCAAATGGAAATATAGGTATTGTAGGACCACAGAATGATGGAAATGTAAATATTTTAACACAAGTTATGACTCATCGCACACACATGGATATATTTGAAGGAAAGTTCTTTCCACCAGAAATCAAGAATTGGTATTGCGATGACTGGATAAATGAAGTATATCCTCGTTTAAGACTTCCACCTGAATACAGATGTTGTAACACAGGTGGAGATCCAAGATACGAAATAGTAGAAATGCGTAAAGAATGCTCAGAACTTGTAAGAAAAGGCAGAGAGAGGGTAAGAATGTACATACAACAAAGAAATAGTGTCGTGAATAATAGCACCCCAGTAAGCAGCGTATAAGTTAGTTCCGAAACCAAATAACATCGTTAAAATTAAGAAAATAGATCGTAAAAAAGTATTGATAAGAACATTACCCGTAGGGAACAAGAAAGGGTCCATATTTTATGAACGGAGAAAATATTTTCTTAACTTCGAACGAGGGCGTTTTTTTATCTCTCGCCGCGTGAGTGGATTAGAAAAAAATAATCTTGATATGGAACATAAACACAAATGGGAGGTGGTTTAATGCAGCTCGTCAGCTACGGTGCTCAGGATATTTATATCTCTGGTAATCCACAGATTACCTTCTGGAAGGTTCTCTACAAACGTCACACTAACTTTGCAATGGAAGCCATTGAAGTTACATTCAACGGTCAAGCCGACTTTGGTCGTCGTGTCACTGCCGTCATTAGTCGTAATGCCGATTTAATGTACCGCACATACATCCAAGTTACTCTCCCACAGATTAACTTAAACACTGCTGGTTCTAACGGTACTCGTTTCCGTTGGCTCAACTATGTTGGTCACCGTTTAATCAAACAGGTTGAAATTGAAATTGGTGGTTCTCGTATTGACCGTCAATATGGTGACTGGATGCAAATCTGGACCCAGCTCACTCAACCAGTAGGTACCCAAGTATCATTCGATGATATGGTCGGTAACTCCGCTGATCTCGTCTTACTCAAGGATACTGCAGGTATTGCATTAGATGCAACATGTGCTGCTTCTGAAGCCACCAACTCATGCTTATCTCGTGCTGGTACACCACTCAAGACTCTCTACATTCCTCTCCAATTCTGGTACTGCCGCAATCCTGGTTTAGCAATTCCTTTAATTGCTCTCCAATACCACGAAGTCCGTATCAACGTTGAATTCGAACAGAACTACAACTGTTGTTATGCAGATGTCCAAGTTGGTGACTTCTCTGTTATGCCAACATACCCATCAACCATCCAGCTCGGTAATGGTGTAACTGCTGTCTCCCAACTCCAATTAGTTGCTGCCTCCCTCTACATTGATTACGTCTACCTCGATACTGAAGAACGTCGTCGTTTCGCCCAGCAATCACACGAATACCTCATTGATCAACTCCAATTCACTGGTGATGAAACCGTCACTGCATCTTCCAACAAGATCCAGATGAACTTCAACCACCCTGTAAAAGAATTAGTATGGATTGTTCAACGTGATTCCTTCGTTGACTGCAATGCTCCACCAACCCCATGGATCATGGAAGCCCTCGGTCAACAGCCATTCAACTACTCTGATGACTGGACCACTGAAGGTATTGTAACAGCCGTTCTCGGTCGTGGTGCATTAGCCACAACAACTGCCAATGCAGGTGTAACACAATCTGTACCAACCTTCTCTGCCTCTGCTGGTTCTGGTGCTGGTGTTCCAGGTTTTGCATACGCCCAATCCCAAATTGGTGGTCTTGGTGTCGCAGTTGGTTCTGGTCTCACAACTGGTTCTGGTATCTACAACACTGATGGTTCTGCTGGTGATGACAACTTCTTCGAAGGTACTACCAACTACTTACTCGCCAAGGTCATTCTTGCCTCCAACGTCAAATGTGAAGGTAAGAATCCAGTCGAAGTCGCCAAGGTCCAACTCAACGGACAAGATCGTTTCGACGAACGCGAAGGTCGTTATTTCGACAAGGTACAACCATGGCAACACCACACTCGTACACCTTCTGTCGGTATTAACGTCTACTCTTTTGCCTTGAAACCAGAAGAACATCAACCATCCGGAACATGTAACTTCTCTCGTATCGATAAGGCCACACTCAACCTTACCCTCTCCGTTAACACTGTACAACAACAGCGCACTGCCAAGGTCCGCATCTACGCAGTCAACTACAACGTTCTCCGTGTTATGTCCGGTATGGGTGGTCTTGCCTACTCCAACTAAAGTGGCAAGTATGTATATATTTGCTTGGTTTTTGAGTTTTAATGTCTAAAAATTAAAAAATAAATAAAAAGTAGTCCAATAGGGCTCAATACATTACGCAATTACGTGCTGTATTGAACTACTATATAAATGATGATAAGGAAAGAAGATATTATAACAACTGATGCTTATCTACAAGCATTTTCAAATAATTATTTTAAAATAGATGTACTTATTTCTCGTGTTCCTATTTACTGGAGAGGAAAGTTACATTATTCTCCAACTCCTCATAGTAAACTTTTAATTACAGGACATGGAGATCTAGGGGTTACAAAAGAATTATTTAGTATTTATTCTCCAAGTGTATGGTGGACTGTTAATAAAGAGTTTGATGATAATCGTATTCATTCTTTACCGCTTGGAATTACAAATAATTGCAATGATACACATATTCATCCAATATACGGAAATCTAGATATTATGGTAGATGTTATGAACACGCCTCGGAATATTAAAAACAAAGTTTATATGAACTTTAATGTGTCTACGTATCCAAACGAACGTCAATCTGTATACAATTATTTTAAAAATATGAAATGGGTCACGGAAGGACAGATTGTAAATACTCTTGAAGGACGAAAGACTTTTCTTCAAGATATACGTAATCATGAATTTGTTTTATGTCCACGAGGAGGAGGTATTGATACACATCGTATGTGGGAAACTCTTTATATGGGAAGTATTCCAATTGTAAAACGTCATATAGCTATGAATGACTTTTCAGATCTTCCTATATGTTGGATTAATGATTGGTCAGAGGTAACTCCTGAGTTTTTAGATTCTGAACTAAAAAGAATACAATCTGGAATATTCAATATGGAAAAATTAAAGATTGGTTATTGGATTAAGTCAATACAAGATAGTATAAAATAGATTTAAACATAATTATACTTGAAGTATAGAATGCGTATTACTACAGTGCTTACAGCAGTAAATAATAATCCTGAATATACACGATTTATACCAATTTTCATTTATATGTGGAAAAAGTTTTATCCTCAGATAAATGTACGTATAATTTATATTGGAAATGATCTACCTATAAGTTTACATACTTTTTCAGATAATATTATAGTATTTCCACCTATTGAAGGTGTTTCAACAGTATACACTGCTCAAACTATTCGAATATTATACCCTGCTCTTTTAGATGAAAATGAAACAACTGTTATTACTGATATGGACATGCTTCCAGCAAATAAAACCTATTTTTCTTCGTTAATAAACGAAATACCATCAAATACATTTCTTATGTTTCGTGATTTACGTTGTGTATCTCCAGATCAAATTCCAATATGTTATA